TTACTCCCATATCATTCCACCTCTTCTACTTCATATTCCCAACCGCCTCCGCTCATAGCATAATCCGATGCAAGTTCAAATGCTTCTTCTTCGCTGTCCGCTTCTATATCGTCATACTCTTCATCGAGTATAACCCTTACTCTATATACTCCCATATCATTCTCCTTTCAAAACGGGCTGTCGGTGTAGGTGATAGGGACATTTTCCGCATGGGTTACGGTCTCGGGGTTGACATGGTCAGGCTTCTTCCCAAGCTCACGCTCAAGCATAGCAACCTTGTATTCAAGCTCGTGGAGTCTCTGCCACATATCCGACATTTCTCTTTCCCTGTTGAGCCTTCTTTCGTGCTCCCATCTCTCATGGGACTTGATATCTTCCAGTCTTTTTCGTGTTATAAACATCTTATTCTCCTTTCTTTCTGCTGTAGTATTTTGATGTGTAGAACCTACCTTCGGATGCCATCTTTATCCTACGCTTCTCAATAGCCTTTATATCGTAGTGCTGTTCCGCTATCTTGAGCCTCTCCTTGCGGAGCACCTCGCACTCTTTGGAAAATGCGAGGTATCTCTCACAAGTGATATGGCAGTTGGGTTCAGGACATCTGTCGGGACATCCGAGGCAAGGTGATGTTGGTTGTTTCATTGGTTACTCTCCTAATGTATTACTATAAAGTCATGTGTTAGTATCCCGTTGCTGATCACTACACAGTTTTGTCTGGGCTTGTTTAACACCTCGCCATCCATTATGAAGAACATCCTTTTACGGAACATCATCAACTGGTTTGCAGAGTCGAACGGCACTCCGTCGTTCAGCCACAGGAACGGCATTATGAGAGCGTACTTTAAGCCAAGTTCGTCGAGTCTTTTCACTACCTCTTTCTTTCTGGAAAAGGGCGGGTTCGATATGACCGCTTGTACCCCGTCTGGCGGGGCTGTTTTAAAAAAGTCGCCGTCTGTGCAGACCACCTTGTGACCGTGTTGCGGAAGCACTCTCTCAAATGCTCCGCCCCGATCATTAAAAGGTAGCCATACTCTCATCGGCTTTATAATGTGCTGTGCAATGATCTCGGCGTCCTTATCCTGTGTGAAGTATTCATCGCCACGGATACTTTCTACATCCATGATGTTATAGATGTTGATTTGCTCATTCATTGCTCGGTCTCCTCTGGTATCGGTATTCTGTATTCGATCTCCGCACCGCAGTTGGTGCAATGGCATATGTGGACGATACCCTCGCCTTCATATCCGAAGTCGTCGAAGTCGAAGTCGCTATCCCAGATGACTGCCTTCTTTAAACAATGGAAGCATTCGTACATCATTCCTTACCATCTGCCTTTCCGATCTCAAATACCCATGTGTCTTCTTCTGGATCAAGTCGGTACTTCATACTGTAGCCAGTCATCAACTGAAGCACTCTTTCCTTGGATATCCTGATCTCTTTAGTCTTCTCTCCGTAAGCCACCACGAGGAATGCTGAAGCGAAACTCTCAAGCCATCTTATCTGCTCGTCCTTGGCTTTTAAGAGAGACTCCTTGGTCTTTAGAGTCTTCATGTACATCTCGTGGTTCTTCTCGGCTACCATGTCACGGTCTGCTATCTGCTCCTCATAGACCTTGACCTTGCGGGACAGTTGACCATTCTCCCGCATCAGTTTGTTGATCTCTTTCTTCATCTCTTCGATTTGGTTTTCCATGATTTTCTCCTTTATAGTTTCATCGGGTAAGTCGGAAGCCCATATGCGTTCCATCTGGGATGCATACGGGCACGACTTCCAGTTTCTCATGCACATCGTTTTGATTACCTTGCGTTTCTCCGATAAGGTAGGGTAGTGCCTGATGGTATCCTCGCAAGTTATTGACTTCTTACGCTCCCTCTTGAAGTAGGGGCACATGATATATGTTTCCATTATTGTTCCCTTATAAAGCCGTCATTGATCCCGACTGCAAGTAAGTATGAGTAGGGGTCGGATATTGGTTCGTCATCTTCACGCCTTGATATCTTGGCATCCGTATATCGGATGAGTTGCATGAAGTTATCGAAGCCCTCACACAAGTCTTCCAGAACTGTTTGTTCCTCGCCTGTTAATCTTTTTAATATAGATAAGTCGTCATTAACCTTACTCTTACCTATACTTACCTTACCTATACTGACCTGTGTTGCCATTTGGTTGCCAAGTGGTTGCCAAGTGGTTGCCAGTTCCGTGTAAGACCCGTTATCCTTGAGTTGAAGTCGGGCAAATTCTTCCTGATACTGGGTAGGATTATAGCGGTCTTTCCTTAAAAGGTTATGCATCCGCCAGTGTTTGATGACGATGACCCCCGATTCAAATCCGAGGACAAATCTCTTGGCAAGTAGTATCTTGAGATCATCGTCGGACGCTCCTATCATCCTCGATATCTTCTTCGGGTTATTCACGAAGCCGTCGTCATCTGCTCTCATATTCAGGTGGAAGTAAAGAGCCTGTGCCGACATCGGCATATCCAGAAAAGCGTCGCTGTCAACGATCTTAAGTGTGAACATTCTTCTTTCAGCCATTGTCCCTTACCCCCGCAAACTCGATGAACTCTGTCTGCCTTTCCTGTCGCAAGTCTTCCACGACTTTGGTGGGCTTGAGTTTCGGGTTAAGTTCCATAGCTTTGCGTCTCGCTCTGGTGACGGACTCAAAGTCCGATACATGGTAGGTGTTGAAGTTCATCAGGAACTTATTCACCGATACATATGATATGCCATGCCTCTTGAGATACTCGGCATACAGTTTCTCGTCCGACTCCCTTAACTCTGGCATGGTTTCCAGAAGGTTAGTGATCTCGTTCTTAAGTGTGTTCAGTTTACTCATATCCATTCTCCTTTCATCCGATTACGAAACTGAATCCCCTGAAGGGTTCTTTGCTTTTGATGATGTACTCCATGAGTTCCACAGGGACTTTGATAGCCTGTGCACATTTGTCGATACTCTCGTACTCGATGTAGATGTTCTCTCTGGAGTTGAACTGGATGACCTTTGAGGTCTTGAGTCTCTTACGCTCTCTCTCCAGTCTCTTGAGGTCTCGCTTGGTAGTGCCGTTCATCTCATCGATGACCTCTTTGCGACTGCGGAAGTGGATGCCAAGGGCATAGCATTTGTCCTTGGCTTTCTTCTCGGTCTTCTCAAAGTCCTCTGCGGTCTTATAGAAGGGGCATTTACCTTCCAGACAGCCTTTGACGGGCTTCATGAGGGCTACGCACTCGTAGCCCAGTTTGCCCGCATTGACGCAGTTGGGGTTTGAAGGTGTCATTTTGTTTCACCTTCTTCCACCACATAGTCAACTTCGATGGGTTCGTCATAGTCGATGGTCGCTTCCGTGAAGTCTGTTGCGAGGTCGATGTCGGCTGTATGCTCATCCTGACTGGTGGCTCTTACATAGTCGGAAGCCATCGGTGCGAACTTCAAGGCTTTTTTCACGACTGTCTTCATCGCCATCGACTCCCAACTTGTATCCCAAGGAGAGTCATACTTTGCTTTAGAGAACTGTTTCCTGTGCTTGTTGATGTCATCAACGGACATGAACTCAAATCCGTATCCGCCAGAGATGAGGTGGTAGACGGCATACGCTCCGATGATCTCGCCTCTATCCTTCATGGCGGGGATGTGCTTGAGTTTGGGATCAAGTCCGAGTTCATATTCAAAAGTGTCGTTCTCATATACGATATGAGAAGAGATGTCCTTCAACTGTCCTGACCTGTGAGCCAGTTCGATGAGACCTTTATATGAAATCTGGAACTGTGCCTTGTCACCGTACGGAATAACATAGGCTTGCCCAAGCGAGGTGTTCGGCTCTAAACCACATTGGGCGGAACACAGAAGTGCACCTATAAGGGAAGTCTGTGAGCAGTCCGCCAACTTCGGATTACTTGCTACAGCATTCGCACATATCCTTGCGAATCTGTCGGGGGTGATGAAGGACGGAAGGGCGGTTGCGAATTTGTCCTTATAGGAGTAGATGAGGTCGCCGACGGTGGCTTTCTTATTATTCTTTTTAACTGCGGGTACGGTTGCGTTATTTACATTGATTGCGTTCTTCATTTTGATTCTTCCTTTCTCTTTATCTGGTTGAGTCTAAAGACTCTCGTTGAATTAACTGTTGAGTATGCTTCGTAGAGGTCGGGGTGGTCTGCTTTGAATCTCTTCGTGTCAAACGAGTTCTTCTGCTGTGTCTTCCACGAAGCCTTGTAGTTATCGGATAAGCCCAGTTCAGCATCTTGCATGGTGTCGCATATCTTTCCCCTGATCTCGTCCTTCTCGGCTTTGACACGGTTGGCAAGGTCATTCAGTTCGATGTACCTTTTGCCGAGTGCTTCAAAGTCGAAGTGGATCACGCTGTCGGGAGTCTCATTCGGATACAGCCTGATGAGTGCTTCCATGGCGGAGTCGCTTCCATCGGACTCGGGTCTTACTTTCTTGACCACATGGTTGTACCAGAAGTCAAGTTCCTTCTGCCTCATGGAGTTTATAAACTCCTGATTGCGGTCTATCTTGAGCCATGTGAACTTGAAGTTACTGGAGAATGCGATGTACATATATTCCCATCCCATGACCATCATGTAGTGCTGTACCTGATAGTAGTATTGGGTCGGTATCTCTCCGCTCTCGATGTCGTAGTCGCCTGAAGAGAAGTCGTTCATGGTCTTGCATTCCAGTCCCGCTTTCTCACCGACTATCAGTCTGTCGATGTTAGCGGTGAGGCAAGGGAAGTCATCGTCTGCATACATGAAGTTTGAGCGGATCACCTTCTTCCCAGTCTCTTCCGTGAATCTTTCAGCCACATACTCCTCAAGGTATGTGCCTCTTCTCATGGCTTCGTTTGTTTCCTTGTCGGGTACAAGACCCATCTTCTCGCACCAGAGTTCCAGTTCCGACTTCCAAGGCGACTGCCCGCAAGCGGATGCACTATCCGAACCCCCGATGGAGTTCCGTCTTATCTCAAGCCATTCATCACGGCTGATGTTTTTTACATTGATTATTTTCTTCGGCATTATGTCTTCCTTTCTTCGCCCTCTGTGAGAGCCTGTGTGCCCCGTGGGGCGGGTTTTATGTTTCGGTTGATAAATTGTTCGATTAAGGAATTGGCTCGCTCAAATCGTCCGTGAGAGTTTCCATCTTCTTCACGGTCATCTTGGCTATCTTCTCTTCCATCTTCTTCACATCCTCGACTAATTTCTTCATCGATGTCGCTTCGGATGATCTTATAAGGTGGGAAGGGAGTCCTGTCTGGGCAAGCATCCTGAAGTTCGGATAGTAGCCTGATACATTCCTGACTACTGTTGTGGTCTTGCCAGTCTTCTTATTGGTTGTCTCGTACTCCTCGTCTATCCAACAGCAAGCGTTGTCGGAGCGGAGTATGTACTTGCCTCTCTTTATCTCCATCAGTCCTCACCCCACAGTTCTATGAGTTTGTTGAGTTTATCGTTGAGGGCTATCATGTTGTTCCTCATCTCTCCGACCATGGCAACAAGTGTTATGAGGCATTGCTCCGAGCGATTGGTGAACATGGTCTCCTTGGTGGGTTCTTCAGGCTTGGGTTCGGGCTTTGGTTCTTCGGGTTTGTACTGCTCATACGGGATGTTGAATGCCAGTTCTAATGCCCTTGCCATAACAGGGGATATCTTGTTACTCTTGCAAGCGATGCCTAAAGCAGTTCGTGAGTATCCAAGTTCTTCGGATATCACTGTTATGTGTCCCTTGCTTAACACCAGTTCTCTTAACTTCTTGCCGTTGATAGGCATCATCGTTTTCTTTCTCATTTCTCATACTTCCTTTCTATTACTGCGACTATAACCATCAGCACGGCGGGGATTATCCACCACAGGCTTCTTAAGATTGCACTTTCCATAACTTGCTCCTTTCTATTCACAGACGATGGTGAGTTCCGTCTGCCATGTGACTCCTGAAAAGGGGTCTTCTATCAACTTGCTTATCTCTCTGGATGCTTCATCGAAGGTGTCGTAGCATCCGTAGTAGGTGTCGGTCTCGGTGTCCTTGATCCAGTAGTCTCCTCTCATACTCGGACTCCTTTCAGGGTGATCACGAACTCCGACAGACCGTTCTTTACGGTGATGTCTCTGTTCTCGTGTCTTCTTATCCAAGACTCGCACTCTTCCTTGCTCTTGCTTTCAAACCGCCAGAGTTCTCTTCCATCGGCTTTGAAAACTTCGTACACTCTGTACATCATGTCTCCTTTCTTTTTATGGTGGACTGTCAGTCTACCTGTTAGTTAAAAAAAATAGAGTCTCTCTCCTTGTCGGATAGGTGCAAAGCCTTACAGAGCGATACGATCTCGCTCAACTTGAATTCGACTTTGCCGTCCAACTTCTTATAGAGTGATACTCTGGACATACCCGTCCTCTGTGCGACAGCAGTCATAGTCATCCCGCTATCGCTTATACGGGTCTTCAATGAATCAAGTTTAACCATATGATATTCTCCTTTCTTACCTTGCGGACTTGTGACCGCCATCGGTAGCATTACCCCCTCATTGAAGAGGGGTCACTCTGCTTTTATATCTGTGTTAACTGCCATGAGTAGTAGTTCAGCCACTCTTTGGCTTCCTTTTTCAATCTGTAGTTGCGTGCTCTTTCCTTGAGCAAGTCCTTTGTTTCTTGGCTCTGGTAGTCTTTGGTGTAGTGCCTCATCTCAAACTGGTCAATCACGCCTTTGCTCCAGATGCGTTCGACTCTGTCCCTGTCGGACTGCCTTGACCTCTTGAGCCTTTCGGTGATGTACTTGGCTTCGTCTTCGCACCACTTGATCTCTCTGGTGTTCCACTCGACTTGACTCTCAAAGAAGGCTCTGTATTCTTCCTTTGTCATGACTCCGCTCCTTTCTCTAATCAAGTTTGGGAAGGGCATCCCCGTCCCATTCACGAATCTCGATAGGATCATCGCTTGCGGGTTCGCCAGTTGCGTAGTTATAGTCGCTTGGGAAGAGTTCGTAGTCGCCTGTGTAGACACCAAGCATTCCGTTTGCGGAAGACTTGAATGCGTACCATGCGGGGCGTTTGCACTCGACCTTCTTCAAGCCTCTCTTGGCAAGACCCTTTGCCGTGTATGAGGATGTCCAGACCACGCTTCCGTCAGGCATCTCGGCTCTTAACTTGAAGCCGTATCTGGTATCACACCACTTTGCCTTGACGAGAGTTCCGTCCAGAGTGGCGTACTCGGTGAACCAAGCACAGCCACCATTCTTTATGAGGTTGATCTTATCGTTGTTGTTACTGATGCCTCTTGACTCGCATCTCTGGGAGATGAAGCAATCATCCCAGTCGGTCTCCCAGTTGTTGATGCGTTCCAGTCTGTCATCGATAGCCCTGACGAGCCTTTCGTTCTCTGCTTCTAACTGCTTTATAAGTTCTGCTCCGTATACCATATTCATCTTCCTTTCTTCATCTGCGGGCTTGCAACCGCCATTGGCTACATTACAGAGGCTGTCGCCCCTGTGCTCTGTATTCTATGCTACCCAGATTACGAACTTCTTGAAGTCTATGCTTTCAACCTCGTACTTGCGTTCCGCTTCTTCTCTTGTGATGTCTTGCTCGACTACTTCCGCAAGGATCATGTAAGACTCGTCTGGGTTGTTGAGGTGTCTCTTAACGGTGTAGCGGGCGGTTGCTCTTCTTAACTCATCATATATACGGGTGAGGTCTGCGTACTGCTCTGTGGTGTCTCTTCCAGAATCCTCAAGTTCTGCCATGTAGTGGTTAACTGCTCTCCTCATTAAGATGAGGTCTGCCTTTGTGATATTCATTGTCATTGTGTTACCTTCCTTTCTTCAGCACCGAGGTGCTATCCAAACCACGGTAGACTCTCCGTCCACCCTCTTCAATATATCACCGAGTGGACTGTCTGTCAACCACAATTTACAAATTTGTTGAAAAAAGTTTTCGGATGTGGTAGAATTTAAGCAGAAAAGAGGTGATGACAATGTTGGAACTTTACCAGAATATCAAGGCAAGAAGAATAGAACTCGGCTTATCGCAGACACAACTCGCAGAACTTACTGGCTATGCTGATAAGAGTGCCATCTCCAAGATAGAAAAAGGAATGAGAGATATACCGCAGAGCAAGCTGATGGCTTTTGCCGTTGCTCTCAAGACCACTCCGAGTGATCTCGTAGGAAGTACGGAAGACAATGAGTACCGTCTTATAGAGATGTTCGGGAAACTGGATGACGAAGGGCAGAACAAAGTCATTGAGTATGTGTCGGACATACTCGCCTCTGGAAGATATTCCATATAGATAATAGTTATTGATTGCATTGAATAAGCATACGCATGGATGAATAGTATTCCCAAGCTTGAAAGGCGGGTTCGACTCCCGTCTCTTGCTCCAAAAGCGAATAAATATCCATCCATGCTTATGCAGAAAGGGTGGATATTTTTATATTATGGAGACCATAAGAGACCTGTATAACTTCTATGTATCGGTGTATCGGAAAGATCGCTCGGACATAGTTAAAAGGAATTATAAATACAACATGGAACGGTATATGCTACGGTATATCGGGGATAAAGCCATTCAGGATGTATCGCCTACGGAACTCCAACTGCTCTTAAATGAGATGGAAGGAAAGTCACAGACCACGATCAGGTCTGTATTCGGTGACATACGGCTCATCATCCGTCATGCGTATATGGATGGATATATATCCAGAGATTTTGAACGGTACTTACAAGCACCAAAGTCTTGCAAGGTAGGGATGAGGCGGGCTTTGACACCTGTTGAGAGGCAGACGGTCATAACGGTAGCACAGACTAATCCGAAGTATTACGCCATGCTCTTTATGATCCTGTGCGGATGCAGACCGAGTGAAGCATACGGGATATGTAAGGAAGACATCGATTTTGAGAAGGAAACTGTCCATATCCGTGGTACGAAGACAGTCCTCTCCGACAGAGTCGTACCTTGCCCGAGGATTATATTGACCATCGCAGAAAAATCGCTCACAGGCGAAATTACGAGGTCGGAAACAGGCTTGAAAGTGTCAAATGAGTGCCAGAGACGGATATGGAAGCAATTCTGGACTGACTGCCATAAGTACCTTGGCGGGAAGATTTACAGGAACAAACCAGTCCCGCCTTACCCTTTTGGAGATGATCTCACGGCATACAACCTACGCCATGAATACTGCACGGAGTTAGCCAGAAACGGTGTGGACATCCGAATCACTCAAAGGCTGATGGGACACTCATCCTATGAGATGACTCTCAAGGTATATACCAACCTCACCGATCAGGACATCTGTACTGATGAGGTGAGGAAGATAATAAACAAAAACACGCCCTTTACAGGGTGATTTATATCGGCTATGATTTAAGTAAGCGAGAAGACATATGCTACGGGTGTTTAACTCATCACTTCCTTTCTTCCCGTAGCTGTCATAAGACCAATTTTCATAACCAAAACTCCTAAGTGAATAACTGATCAACTCCAGAAAACTCCTCATCCCCAAACCGAGGAGTTTTTTGGTGTCTTTATTTCCGTACCCTTCTCTTGTTTCTTTTTCTTTTATTTATTTTCTTTTTCTTTTTTCTCTTCGGCTATTCTGTTCAAGGGTATTATATTATGACATTATGATTATCCTATGAGCCCTACCTATCAAAACTATGGGTGGGTTTTTTTATTGTCTTTATTTTGGTACTTCTTAATTATGAGTCGCAGAAAGATAGATTGGGATGCAATCAAAACTGAATATGTGACTGGGGATATGGGTCAGAACGCACTCATCAAGAAGTATAAGATTGACCAGAAGTTAGTCGCTAAACATAGCAAACAAGATGGATGGGTCAAGGCTCGTAAAGAATACAGGGAGAAAGTCCAAGCGAAAGCCCAAGAAAAATCCGCTAATAAGAGAGCGAATGAACTGGCGGGTCTTTTGGATTCATCATATAGGATGAGAGACATCATCCAGAATGCGGTGAATGATCCAGTACAGTTCAACCGATACCTTGTAACCAAAGGTCGTAAAGGCGGTGAATTTGAGACCGTAGAAGAGGTTTATGACAAGGTCGATACAAAGGCTATCCGAGAGATGACACAGGCTCTAAAGGCTGTTGAAGGGCTTATAAGGTCACTTAACAACATACCTACAGAAGCAGAGATGCAGAGACTCCAACTTGAGCGTGAGAGGTTTGAGATGGAGAAAGAGAAGTGGGAGCGTGAGAAGGCTGAACAGTCATCGGCACATGAAGTCCGTGTTGTATTCGATACGGATGATCTTGAGGGGTGGACAGAATGATGCACCCATATAAGGAAAGGGGGTGTATGCCATGCCCGTCCAAGTATTAAAATTAGGAGTTCCTTCCGAGAAGCAGAAGTTATTCCTGACCGACAAGCACAGATATGTCGGTTTTGGCGGGGCTTAACGCCAGAGGTGGCGGTAAGTCGTGGGCTATCCGTACAAAGGCTGTGGGACTGGCATATGCTCATGCGGGCATTAAACAGGTCATAGTGCGTAGGACTTATCCAGAACTGCGAGAGAACCACATCATACCCTTATGTGAGACTCTCCATGTACACGACAGCGATCCCAAGAAGAGACTGGCAAAGTACAACGACAGCAAGAAGGACATAACCTTCCCTAACGGCTCTCGTATCATCTTTAAGTATTGTGCCAATGCTTCCGATGTTGAGACATTCCAAGGCTTGGAATGTGATGTCATGTACATTGACGAGGCAACTCTTATCCCCGAGGAGAGCGTCAAGAAACTGAATGCCATCGTCCGTGGTGCTAATGATTTCCCGAAGAGGACATACTACACCTGTAATCCTAACGGAGTCGGTCTTCAATGGTTCAAGAGGCTGTTCATCGACAGGAAGTACAAGGACGGAGAGACACCAGAAGATTATAACTTCATCAGGAGTTTGGTATACGACAACGATGTACTGATGAAAATGAATCCCGACTATGTGCGTGAACTGGAAGCACTCCCGCCCAAGGTTCGTTCGGCGTGGCTTGAGGGAAACTTCGATGCCTTTGAAGGTCAGGTCTTTGAGGAATGGCGTGATGATCCGAAGCACTACATCGACAGGAAGTGGACTCATGTCATACAGCCCTTTGAGATACCAGACGACTGGCGTATATACCGAGGACTGGATTGGGGGTACTCTCGCCCGTTTTCTGTGCATTGGTATGGAGTGGATAACAACAACATTGCTTACTGCATAGAGGAGTTCTACGGATGCACACAGACAGCCAACGAGGGTGTTAAGTATGAGCCTGAACAGGTAGCCGATGCTATCAAGGAGATAGAGTCCACCAACATCAACCTGAAGGGCAAGCAGATAATCGGCATAGCAGACGGTGCTATATTCGCATCGGATAAGGGCGAGAGCATCGCACAGATGATGGAGAGGCGTGGAATCTATCAGGAAGCGGGGGACAAGCAGAGACTTGCGGGTCTCATGCAATGTCATTATAGGCTGTCCTTCAATGATCGTGGCATTCCGAAGTTCTATGTCTTCACTAACTGCAAGCACTTCATCAGGACTGTCCCGCTTCTTATATATGACGAGAAGAAGGTCGAGGATGTCGATACAAGTCAGGAAGACCATTGCTATGACGAGTGGCGTTATGTCATGATGGAGAACCCCATCAACCCGCCTATAAAGAAGCCTGTCGTCAAGGATGTAAGGGAAGACCCTCTCGACCTTTGGAAAGACAACTACAGCGACAATATCGGAAGATACGAATATATTACCTATTAACGAGGAAAGGAGTATAGATGGCAAGAAAGAAGAAAGACGAAGACATGACTGCCGTAGCAAACAAGAAGCAAGAAGTGCCTGAAGCACAGTATGACGGTCATATCGGAGAGATAGACAAAGAGTCTGTCGAGAATGCTCTTACCAAGTTCCAGAAGTACAAGGATGCCAAGTCGGGACTGGAGAACAGGATAAGGGCTAATCAGGAGTGGTTCAAGGGTAGGTATGCCACCATCAGCGATTTGAGACCTGATAATTCAGGTGCATATAACAAGCCCGATGCAAAGTCCGCTTGGGCGTTCAACTCCATCATGAATAAACACGCAGATGCGATGGATAACATACCGACTGTGAATATCCTACCGAGAGAAGAGTCCGACCAGAAGGCATCCGAGAGGCTGTCAAAGATCGTTCCGCTTGTGATGGACAAGTGCCACTTCCAGAAGAGGTACTACGATGTGTGGTTCGACAAACTTATTTCTGGTGGCGGTATCTATAAGGTGTTCTGGGATAACTCCCTTGCGAATGGCTTGGGCGATGTCAATGTTATCGAGGTAGACCCGATGAACCTGTACTGGGAAGCGGGTGTAGAGGACATACAGGATTCCGAGTATCTGTTCCATGTGGACTACATGAAGAACTCCGCTATCAAGGATCAGTATCCGTTCATGGACGGGAAACTTTCCGAGACTGCGTGGGATTCATCGACTGCCATGACCTATGAGTCTGTGGAAGCACAGAACAAGGAGCACAGCGATGAGTCCGTTGTATACGACTGGTGGTACAAGAAGAGAGTCGGTACAAGGACTGTGGTGCATCTCTGTAAGTTCTGTAACGGTGAGGTCTTATGGGCATCCGAGAATACCGAGGAATACAAGGATAACGGCTATTACGATCACGGCAAATACCCGTTCGTGTTCGATGTGCTGTTCCCTGTGAAGGGAAGCCCCTTCGGGTTCGGATATGTGGATGTCATGAAGAGTCCGCAGTTTATTATAGACTCTCTCGATGAGTCCATAACCAAGTATGCAAAGATGGCGGGCAGACCGAGATTCTTCAAGAAGAAGAACAGCATGGTGGATGCGGGACAGTTTGCAAACTGGGATAACGACTTTGTGGATGTGGACGGAAGCCAACTGGATGACTCAAACATCAGGCAGATACAGATGAATCCGTTCCCCGCATTCATTCCTAATCATTGGCAGAACAAGATACAGGAACTGAAGGAGACATCTGGAAACAGAGACTTCTCACAGGGCGGTACTGCGGGCGGAGTGACCTCGGCATCGGGAATACTTGCCTTACAAGAGGCGGGCTCTAAACTCTCCCGTGATATGATAAAGACTTCATACTGGGCGTATGAGGAGATAGTTGCCCTTGTGGTCGAGTTAATGAGGCAGTTCTATACAGAAGACCGTTACTTCCGTATCGAAGCCCCAAACGGCAATGAGGAGTTCATAGCGTTCTCCAATCAGGAGATAAGACCCGAGATGACCGAGTATATCGGTGCGGACGGTATCGAATTATCGGAGCGTATACCCGAGTTCGACTATAAGATCGTGGCACAGAAGATGTCACCGTACCAGAGAGAAGGGCAGAACCAGTTAGCCATCCAGTTATTCCAGATGGGCGTATTCAATCCGCAGTTGGCAGATCAGGTGCTTCCGTTCCTTGAGATGATGAACTTTGAAGGGATAGACTCCATCAAGAAGAAGGTCTCCGAGAACGCTCAAATGTACGAGCAGTTGCTCCAGATGACACAACTGGCGATGCAGATGGCACAGCAACTGGATGCACAGTCCGTGCTTGCTACTGGTGATCCCAATGCGACACCGTATATGCAACAGGTATCAGCCATAGCGGGACAGAACGACCCCGCAGTACCCGTTCAGGGCTCACCACAGCCCAGTATGGGCGGGATAAACGGTCTTCCCGCAACAGACTCCACAATGGCGACAAAAGCCCGTGAGAGGGCTCAACAGAGTGCGACACCGAGGTGATGAGATATGGTAAGCGTAACATACTGGCGAGAGTATCTACCGCATAAGTCCATAGGCTACCACCTCAAGGCGGAAGGTCATGCGGATTACTCGGTAAAGGGAGACGACATAGTCTGTTCATCGGTATCGGTACTGATGTATACCTTGGCTAATTATCTTGAGCAGATAGGTGCTGATGACCTTGTAGGGACAGACGAAGGCGACTTCCTTATAGAGTGCAAGGCTCTGTATCAGGACGAGGCGGTGCATACGGCATTCAGGATGACGGTGTTCGGGCTGTCGCTGATAGCGGAGCAGTATCCCGATAATGTAACAGTTACAGAAGAAGCAGATGAATACACAGAAGAGGAGAATTAAAAGATGGCTAATATGAGAAACAAGTGGGAGTTTTACGGGAGCATCCTTGAGGCACTTGGAGTTGACTACACCGATGCAGAACTTAAGAACAACGAGACGCTCCGTGCGAAGTTACTGGAAGGACTGGGCGTAGAGCACACCTATGACGATGTGAATCAGTACCCGCTCTGGCGTGAGAAGTTAGTCGAAGGTGTAGGCAATATGTCAGGCGGTGGTGGGTCAAGTGATTTTAGTACGGCAGAAGTGACGGTCAACGGTAAGCCTACCTTTTTTGTTGCGGAAGTCGCGTCATTAACAGAAAATGGCTTGCAAGGTACATGCAGAAAATCTCCATCGGAAAACAGTTTCACAGTGGTGCTATATCAGGGCTCAACTATTATGCAAGGCGTAAAAGGAATAACACCGAGTTTTAGTATACCTACAGATGAAACTAATATATTACTTGATGAATCTAACGGTTGGTACGTTATTACAGGCGACTGCACCATAACCATCTCATAGCACTTAAATGAGAGAGTTCGCAACCAAGTTCTACAAGTCACAGGCATGGAAAGATAACCCTCAACGCATGGGTGGGTATTTTTAAAATCCTAACTGTGATATCTAATAATCAAGTTCATGTTCTTATCCCCGATTGACTGCGACAGCCCGTCTATCAACTGTCGGGCGGGCTGTCTCGGTGGTTAGACCTTTTGGGGAATAAGAGTAAGAATAAATGCCCGTGGGTAAGCCACAGATTAAAGACTCGTAGGAAAGACTACAGAAAGGAGCAGAGATGCTTAAACTCAAGCACCGACTCAATCTCCAAGCCTTTGCGGAAGGGCTCGATAGTGCGGGAGATATGGGCGGTACAGACGGCAGTACAGAGACTGGCTTCGCCAACCAGACCGATGACGATAGTGACCTCTTCACTTATGAAGACGAGGAAGAGACACAGACGGCATCATCCGTTAGTTCCGAGACAGACGGACAGAATGATGGTGACGACTATCAAATGTTCCGTGAGAAGTACAAAGACCGTATCGGACAGGATATACAGGATGCGATACAGAAGCGTTTCAAAAATCAGCAGTCGTGGGAAGACCAGTACAACCACCTTGCAGACGGACTCGCACCTCTATACCTTAAGTACGGGCTTGACGGCTCAAATGTTGATGAACTTCTAAACGCACTTGCAAAAGATGACAGCCTGTTGGAAGATGTCGCATACGACAAAGGGATGTCCACAGAAGCGGTACGGGAAACTCTCCGTGACAGACAGGAGAACGCCAGACTCCAGAAGGAACTGGATAAGTACCGACAAGAGCAGATAGAGGCACAGGCTTCACGAGATGCATACAATCAGTACAACGAATGGATGCGTGAAGCAGAGGAACTCAAACAGTTATATCCGAACTTCAACCTTGAGAACGAACTGGATAATGAGGAGTTCCGTAACGACCTTATAAACTCTGGGAAGTCCCTTCGCAAAGTGTATGAGTCAGCACATCTTCAGGAAATCATCGAAGGAGCGATACAGACCACAGCGATCAAAGCGAGAGAAGCGGTGACTAATAACATCCGTTCCCGTGGTATGCGTCCTACCGAGAATGGTCAAAGAACAGGTTCTGTCAAAGTCAAGAAAGATGTAAACGACTTGACCGACAAGGACATCGACAGACTCATAGCGAGAGCAAGAGCGGGAGAGAAAGTATCATTCTAACCCCATAAGAGATGCCCCTTTCGGTCAGTAGAATTTGGAAGGAGCATAAGCAATGTTTAAACTTAATTTACAGAGATTTGCAAACGAGGGCATCGCACCACAGACCCTGAATGTACAGACCACACTTAAGAACACAGTGGGAAGCAATGATCTTTCCCCTGAAATGAAGACCTTCTATGACAAGGCACTCCTCAAGTTCGCAAAGCCGAATCTTGTACATGATCAGTTTGCACAGAAGAGAAATATTCCTAAAAACGGCGGAAAGACCATCGAGTTCAGGAGATACTCCCAGTTACCGAAGGCTCTTACACCTCTTACTGAAGGTGTGACCCCTACAGGACAGAACCTCAATGTAACCACAGTAAACGCTACCGTAGCACAGTACGGTGGATACATCACCCTGTCCGATGTACTTCTTCTTACAGCAATCGACAATAACCTGATGGAAGCAATCGAACTCCTCGGAGATCAGGCGGGCAGAACCCTTGATACCATCACAAGAGAAGTTCTCGTATCAGGTACAAATGTCCTCTATGCGGGCGGAACAGTCAATGCCAGAACAGGTCTTACTTCAGCAATGAAGTTAACTGTAATGGATATCAAGAAGGCTGTAAGAGAACTGAAGATAGGACTTGCCAAGAAGATCAACGGCTCTTATGTGGCTATCATCCACCCCGACTGTGTATTCGACCTTGAGAACGATGACGAGTGGATCAGTGCTTCACAGTATGCGGGCTCAACACAGATTTTTGAAGGCGAGATCGGTAAACTCTATGGCGTAAGATTCGTAGAGTCCACAGAAGCCAAGATTTGGGCTAAAGCGGGAGCAAGCAACATCTCCGTATATGCTACCCTCGTAATGGGTGCAAACGCTTACGGAACAACTGCTGTAGAAGGTGGCGGACTCCAGTCCATCGTTAAGCAGTTAGGCTCTGGCGGAACGGCAGACCCCCTCGACCAGCGTTCGACAGCGGGGTGGAAAGCGATCAAGACAGCAGAGATTCTGTACGATGACTATCTCGTAAGAATCGAGTCCGCTTCCACATACTCCAACACTTCCGATGATTCCGCCAACTAATTAGGTGGAAAGGAACACTAATGGCAACAAAGAAAACTACAGAGACTGAAGTTATCTCCGAGAAGGAGAGAGAACTTGAAAAGGCTCTTGAGGAAATGAAAGCCGAGAAAAAGGCTCTCCTCAAGGAAGTCGAAGCGTTGAAGGAAGGCAAGACCGAAGAGGAAAAGCCCGAACCCGCTTCCGACTATAACCCCGAATACTGGAATGAGAAGGTGGAGTATGAAGCCTTCTATGACGGAGACAAATACACAGACGACATCTCCGTAAAGGTGAACGGCAAACGCTTCCTTATCCAGAGAGGCAAGAAGGTCATGATCCCAAGATATGTAGTCCATGTACTTGAGAATCAGGCTAAACAGCGTAAGTATTCCGCAGAATATAACAGAGCCTTACAGGAAGAGTTTGAGAGAGACACCAAGAAGTATATCGGAGAGTAGCAGAATATAGTTAATGTAGCGGTGGGAAGCAGAGGGAGACTTTGCTTCCCACACTTTTTAGGAGAACAAGATGAACAAGAAAGTAATACCCTTTGAGGTACAACTAAAGCAGAACAACAACCACATCGTACAGGGCATCAACCAGAACGATGCGGGCGTTATATTCGACATCAAGATCATGGACGGTCTTGTGCCCTTCGATTTCACGGGGTATTCCGTAGTGACCCTTAAGATTACGAAGCCAGACAAGACCATCACATACGACTCCACAGGCGGGTCATATGTGGATGTGGTGGATGCCGAAAACGGAAGGCTGAAAATAAATATCCCCACATCATGCACGGCACAGAACGGTATGCATTACTGTAGGGTAGGCTTCTCCTCGGATGAGAATACCCTGTTCGATGCCATGATGTTCAATTACTTCGTAGGCGAAGACCCGAACGCAGAGAACGAGGACATTATCGGGACGAATGAGTTCCCCGTACTGAACAACCTTATCGCACAGGTGGCAGATGCAATAGCAGAGGAACGCATAAGGATATCGAGAGAGGACGAGAGGATAGAAGCAGAAGCAGAGAGACAGGAGACATACTCCATACTCATCGCTTTATTCACAGAGGCTGTAGGCTTCCTTGAGGAGAGGATAGCGGACTTACAGTCGATGCTCAATGAATTTAATCAGGCGATAGCGGAAGGTGGCTCTGTGGACATATCACAGATATCGGCACTTGCCACCAAGACTTATGTGAACAACTACACGAAGAACCTTGACTTCCTCGGAACGAACCACGACAGCCACTTACAGGTATACAGGGCTACGGCGAACAATATCCCCACTTTGAGCGAGGGAGAACTCGCATATGCAACAAACACCAACAACTTGTATATCGGCGGTACAAACGGCAATGTGCTCCTCACACAGCCATGCTACACGGTAGGCAGTACAGCACCTACGGATACCACGAGACTGTGGATAGACACATCTGGTTCTACGCCGATAATCAAGTACTACAACGGCTCTGCATGGATATCCTGTAACAGTGCGGTATTCGCATAAGGGGGTGAGAGCATGGCAGACGGAAGCAACACAGGAACAAATACTCCCGATATTGTCCTTGAACTGTTTTCAACCTATACGAGCATAACGGCAAAGGTCTATATATCAGCGTTTGACCCGACACTCAATTATGCTGTGGTGGTCTCATACTACAGAGCGGGATATCCGAACGACAAGGTGAACGAGATATTCAACATACAGAGACCCATGACCTCAACGATGGATTTTGAGCATACCTTCACGGGGCTGATGCCTGACACGATGTATGCGGTAGTCGTGGATTTGCGTAACACTTCAGGCACTCCGTCCACACCGTCAGGGAGCATCAGGGCATCCAAGACCGTGATGATCCATACAAAGTCGGTCACAGGCTCATTCGTTTCCACGAACGCAAGTGCAAGCGTGGTGGCTACGGAGTTCTCTGTTTCACAGACACTCGATATCGAGACGAAGGTACGGCTCTCACATAAGAGGAGCGACAGCAGTACATGGGCGGTGGATAATACCACGGTGTTCAATGCCAACAGCACCATACGGAAGACTTATATCTTCACAGGTCTTATGTCCGATACATCATACGACTTCAGGGCTGAACTTCTTATGGGGGACATAGTATTCAGGACATATGACATCACTATCGCCACAAAGTACTACGACCCGACTTGGAGCGAGGTCATACCCATCATGGAAGAGTTCCTCGCAGTACCGAATACTGGCAAGGCATACATAAGGGCAAGGTTCAGCCAAGCACCGAACTGGGAAGAAGGTGAAGTAGGACTCCATCTGTTCAGGTATGACGGATACGACTATGTGGAGAGGTTTGAGTTCCTCGACATATTCGGCGATGACATCATCGGTATCGTAAGCGAGACTGCGGGAACACAAATGAGTTATAAGTTAGGGCTCATATCCTCTCATAGTTCAAGCGATGTATTCAACCTCACAGAGCCGTTTACCATCGGCTATCCGAAGTACACTTGGTCAAACAAGGTGGCGGGACAGGTACTGAATGTGAGTGCGGAAGAGGTGAGGAACATGGCAGACTCGCTCCTCAAGGCACATCGTTATCAGGTGGCGGTAGTCGGATACCACGAGTATGAATACAACCATGCGAGAAGACAGTCGGCAGTCGAGTTGCTCAACGGACTGACCCCAGAGATTGTAACGGGTCGCCCGATAACTGCGGACATCATAAACGCAGTTGACCTACTTGCCCTTACATTCTTGGAGACGAGCAGTACAGCCATAGACAGCCGTTTAAACGCCATCAAAGAAGCACAGGGCGAGGTAATCGATGCAGTCGATATAAATGACATGAAGAACCTCGTAGTCGATGCTCTGGCGACGATATAAGGAGAAACGAATGACAGTATATGAAGCAATAGCAAAAGTAAAAGACAGAAAGCCGAATGCCTATTCGGATGAATCTCTCAACGACTTCCTGAACGACTGCGAGGCTATGGTGCAGAGAGAACTCATGCTTACTGTCCCCGATGAGATAATCCAGTACAACTGGGCGGAAGATAGAGATAAGGAACTGATACTCCCGAGACCATATGACGAACTGTATGTCACCTACATCATCATGATGATTCAGTACAACCAAGAGGAGTGGACGGCATACAACAACTCACAGGTGATGTTCACATCCCAGTATCAGGGGGCACAGGGATACTTCAACAGGCTGAACCCGAACCCACCGTCACTTGTTATCCATAACTGGATGAGGGGGTGAGCGGATGATATTCCCTTTAATGCAGATGGCATCCGAACCCATAAAGAGACAGGTGATAGAGTTCAAGGGCTATGATGTGCAGAATGTTATAGACGACGGCTCTATGAGAGACATGAGGAACTTGTCCACAGATGAGTTTCCGTGTGTCGGTCAAAGGAAGAAAAGAGGCGTATACTCGGATATCTACATGAGTCCGAGCACGATACTTCCCCGTAAGGAGAAACTTGCGGTCTGCGATGAAACATCGTTCTGGTATGACGGTGAGAGGATATTCGACTTTGAGATCGATTACACAGGCGAGAGACAGATACAAGCCATCAATACAAGGATAGTGATCTTCCCTGACAAGATGTTTTATAACACGGAGACTGGGGAGTACGGATATCTCAGCAATAAGGCACACGCATCGAGCATCGCATTCCATAAAGACCAAGTAACGAAGGAGACCTGTTGCACCATCACTCTTCCTGTCGGTCAGTCCTTAAGCGGATTCAAGAAGGGCGATACCGTTAACTTTGACGGTTTGAGCAAAGCCATCAAAGGCTATAACACAGGCGAGGACAACAATATAAGACACGCCATCATCGAGAGGATAGACTACGACACCAACGAGATATACTTTGCCGAAGGTATCATCAACTATCCGACAAGCGATGAAGACGACTTCGTGGACACAGGAGAACTGGCAAACGGCTTCGACATAGAGCGTGAGATACCAGACCTTGACTACATCCTTGAATATGACAACAGGCTCTATGGATGCAAGGGCAACACCATCTATGTATCCAAACTGGGAGACCCTACCAACTGGTTCTTCTACGGTACTGGTACGGCAGAATCCTCATACACGGTGGATGTAGGAACAGACGGAGACTTCACAGGGATCGCTCCGTTCTCAACGCATATCCTGTTCTTCAAGGAGAACTGCGTACACAAGTTATACGGATACAAGCCGTCAAACTATCAGTTGATAACGCAGAACTGTCTCGGAGTGGAGAAGGGCTCTCATAAGTCCATCCAACTCATCAATGGGGCGGTATACTACAAGTCCCGTGAGGGGATAATGATGTATACGGGAGATATCCCCACAGTCATCTCACATAACTTCGGTAAGGAGAGATACGAGAACGCAGTATCAGGCACAGACGGTATCAAGTACTATGTGTCCATGCGTAACAAGACAGACGGCAAGTGGTACTTCTTTGTGTATGATATCGGGCATGGTCTGTGGATGCTTGAGGACAACACCCATGCGGAAGGCTTCGCATTCATAGACAACCAACTTCTGTTTACTGACCGTGACAGAAAAGCAGTCATCACGGTGGAAGGGTCAGACGACAACATCGACAAAGACCCCATCGAATGGTATGCGAAGTTCGGAGACTATGACGAATACCTTGAGAACAAGAAGGTGTACTCCAAGATACTGATGCGACTGAAGATGGAAGAGAACTCCATGTTCAGCGTATGGATGTCAATAGATAACGGAGCATGGGAGAGCGTGTGCCACTTGAGCACACACTTCCCGAGGACTGTTGAGATGCCTATAGTACCGAGGAGATGCGATAAGTTCGCCATCCTTCTAAAAGGCACAGGCTACATAAAGATCGAGTCCATGACAAGAGTAGTGAGAGAGGGGACGGCACGATGATTAGAATGGAATACCCCAGAGCAAACCTTGAAGGACTTGCAACAGACGAGAAAGTCTATGCCTTGCAGAAGCAAGTCGATATGCTGACATATAATCTTCAAATCGTACTGGACTCTATCGAGGAAGATATTCTGGCGGAGAAGACTGCAGAGGCTTCTTTTCCTTCAGCAAGCGGGGTGAGCTTTTAATGGCAGACTATTTAGTAACAGATACGGAACTCACTTCCGTGGCTAACGCCATAAGGACTAAAGGCGGTACTGGTGCAAGGCTGTCTTTCCCAACAGAGTTTATATTGGCAATAGATGCGATACCAAGAGCCAAGAACCTCGAATTCGTGCAGATACTGGACGATGAAGAAATAGCACTTGCGGACACGCTGTACGCCTCATGGACTCCATCGACTACTGCAAAGAAAATAGTGAATACAGAGACAGCGACGACCTTTGTTGCGGATATGTCAATATATGAATATCTCTTGAAGTGGGAGACATCGTTTGAGGCTGTGCTGAATAGCGGGGCAACAAAGAAGGCTCAAGTGATATGGGAAGGGGCAGACCAGTACCAGTTGTTATGCAAGAGACCGTCATCTCTTGCAAATATCCAGAGCGAGAACTTTAACGGTAATGTCTGTTTCACATATTTTACCGTCCCGTTTATGCGTTACTATAACACCTCTGGTACAGCAACCTATACACACTCGATATCATATGGCATATATCCCGCACTAACGGCTTCGACATTCTCAAACTCAACATCAGGCAATCCGACAGTAACGGTCAAGACACCGACCATAAACGCCAGATGCCATAACTCGTACTTTGCAACGGCAAGGGCAAGTGAACTCGACCAAGCGAACTCAAAGGTCAAGTTAGTCGGTAAACTGTATAGGTTTGAGAAGACAGGTGCGATACGGGATATGTACGATGATTTTTATAAAAGATATAACAGCCTATAAATCAACCAAAACGAGATAAGAAACGGAAAGGAGTAGCAGATGGCTAATGTAAGAAACTACGAAGAGTACCGTGCGGAAGTACTTGATACTCTTGGAGCAACGGTGGAAGACCTACGCAACGAGCCGTCGTTTAGAACCAAAGTCCTTGAGACTCTCGGTGTAGAATTTACAGACGAAGACACACGGAACTTTGAACGATACAGGCTGAAAGCCCTTGAAGGGCTCAAGAACGGTGGCGGTGGCGGTGGGTCAAGTGATTTTTCCATTGCTAATGTAACGGTAATAAACAAAGCCAGCAATACATTCCAACTGTTAATGCCAAACATATTTGGCAACAAGATGTATGCAATCACTAACTCTGAAGAATTTGAAAGTGGCGATGTGTTACAAGTGCCGTTATATAAAGGCTCTATAGAGGCTCTTTCATTGACTTCTGATGCGAAACTTCGTATAACAGGGGAGGGAAACGTTATTACATCGGTTAAAGGTGATGTGATAGGTATCACAGGCGACTGCACCATAACGATCTCATAGAAAGGAGAAACCGATGAACACAAAATGGCTTAAGGCATCCCTGATAAGGGCGTTAAAGACCTTCTGTCAGGGCTTGGTAACAATGATAGGAGCGGACTACATCTCCATCGTAGACCTTGACTGGGTGAGAATGCTCGGTATGGCATCCACGATGGCACTTGTGTCCATCCTTACAAGTATAGCGGGACTCCCTGAAGTTCCGAAGGTAGAGGAAGGAGAGAGCGATGGCATATAAAGTAATCGATGTGTCCTCATGGCAAGGCGTAATCAACTGGGAAAGGGTCAAAGCAGACGGAGTAGTCGGAGCAATCGTAAGATATGGCGATGGCGATATCGTGGACAATAAGTTCCAAAGGAATATGAAAGAGTGCAAGAGACTCGGTATCCATGTAGGCTCATACATCTTCAGCCGTGCCACCACAAAGGCTATGGCAAGAGATGAGGCTAACAGGATCATAAGTGCTTGCTCGTCTTATGGCTGTGACCTTCCCATCTATATCGACTGTGAGTGGAGCGGTCAGGCATCCGTAGCAAACAGCATCTGTGACGAGTTCATCGCTGTATGCAACAAGAGAGGTGTCAAGGGCGGTATCTATGCGAACCTTAACTGGTTCAACAACTACATCAACCCTAACAGATTCGCAAAGTATCCCCTGTGGATAGCACAGTATTATAAAGTGCTTCAGGCTAAAGACCCTTCACTCTTCGGTATGTGGCAGTATTCCAGTTCTGGAAGAGTAAACGGTATCTCTGGGAATGTGGATATGAACCATCTGTATATCCCTTACTGGGAGAGCATCAAGCCTACACCACAGCCCGCTCCGAAGCCCGAACCCGTTGGAAAACTTGAAGAAGACGGGCTCTTCGGCAAGAGGTCTGTACTCCGCTTACAGGAATGGCTTGGGACATCTGCAAGGGACGGATGGATAAGCGGACAGAAGAAGGGTGCATATGATCTTCAGCCTAACCTCACGGCTGTTGACTATGATGATGGCGGTTCACCTACCATCAAAGCCTTACAGACATATCTCAATAAGAACGGATATGACTGTGGTAAGGCAGACGGATACTTCGGCTTGAATACCATAAAGGCTTTACAGAAGTTCCTGAATGCTAAAGGCTTCGACTGTGGTACTCCCGATGGTATCTTCGGATACAAGACCGCACTCGCATTCCAGAAGTTCCTCAATTCTAAATAAGCATATATCGGGGCGGGGCAATTCAAATCTTAAAAAAATAAAATATGTAATGTTATGAGCAAAGAGTGAAATGTGTCTCGAAGTCCCCGCCCCATATATATATACATACTCAACTATTCGTGAAAGGAGATTTAGATGGCAACGAATAACGAACAGTACAAAAGTGCGTATTCTTCCATGATAGATGATCTTGTCAACAAGGCTATCAACAGACAGCCATTCCAGTACGACCCCGCTACAGACCCCGCTTATCAGTCATATGCAAGACAGTATTTAAGACTGGGCGATGAAGCGGGAAGAGATACCCTTGCAGATGTATCGGCACAGACTGGTGGTATCGCTTCGTCTTATGCGGTAACAGCCTCACAGCAAGCAAGGAACGCATATAATCAGGCATTGACTGACAAGATACCTTCCCTGATGGAGACTGCATATAACAGATACAGAAACGACTATAACGACAACCTTGCGGGCATCGGCACTCTTCAGGGACTGGACGATTCAGCATACGGAAGATTCTCCACCGACAGACAGTACAACAGGGGAGTACTTGAGTCCGATAGAGACTATAACAGAGGTGTCTACGAGTCCGACAGAGACTTCAATGAGGGCGTAAGACAGTACAATCAGAACTATGCATTAGATAAACAGGCACAGGATTACGAAAGAATGCTCAATTCTTGGACGACTCTTGGATATGCAACGAAGGAAGTCGCCAAGTACTTCGGAGTTCCAGAGGGAACAAAGACAGACGACTCAAAATACAGATGGGCACAGTATGCACTACAGCAAGCAACTGCTGGCTCTTCGGGTGGTTCGGGTGGCGGAAGAAGAGGTGGCTCTGGCGGAAGCGGTAGAGGCGGATCAACAACGCAGTCGGCAAAGAGCATAGCAAATAGTGCTGTTGCCAATACTCTTAATGTCGCAACCGCTGTTACGGCTTCGATTGCGGGTAAGACGGAAAATGCACAGAACTACCTTGCAAATCTCGGCAAGTATCTTGGTCAAGGCGGTACGACAGGCGACAAGCAAGCCCAAGCAATAGCGAAGGTACAGAACGACAGCAAACTCAACCCGAATGAGAAGATATGGATATTACAGCAATTATCTAAATAAGGAGAAAGTAAATGTCCAAAAAGAAAGATTGGAAAGACCCGAAGGATTATCTTATCGAGGCTTACACCAACAAACTCATAAATGACTATAAGCAAGATGACGAAAAGGAACAGGAGAGGCAGAGGCAGAGAGCCCTTTCAAGCCCCACAACTTCCAATTCGACCAATTCCCCGACTTTCTCACAAAACTCGCCTCAAACTTCTTCAAAGGTCTCACAGAGCACTCCCGCAGAGAGAGACCTGTTTAAGATTACTGGAAGAAGACATACAGTAACGGACAGAAGAAGAGGAAGAGATAAAAACGAGAAGACACAAAGGACTGCCAACATCTCTGGGCAGAACAGAGGACTGTCGAGAGACGACAATGATCGCTTCACGAATACCATAAAAGGTGCGGGCAAGCAATGGCTTGGCGGACAGTTATCAGGTATCGGCACTACAGCACAGGCAGATATCGTTAACATCAACAGCATCCGTGGAGCAAGAGCAGAAAAAGACAATGACTACAGACTTACTTCTAGAGAAGAAGCAGACAAGCGTGAAGCAGAGTCTGTCAATAAGTCAAGGACAAAAGACGGTGTGAATCTCCGAGATATGGAGAGAAGGTACAGCCTTGATCCAGTAGGCAATGTATCGGATAACTACAGGAAGATAGTCAAAGGCACACAGAACATTATAAACAAGGGGGACTCTCTTATCGAGTCTGGAACACAGGATATCGAGAAAGCCAAGGAAGGTGCTACCGACTTTGAGAAGTTCCTCATAGATAACGGGGCACAATTAACGCAATGGGCGGGAGATGCTTCATTAAGGCTGATACCCGTAGTAGGTCGGGCTCTTTCTATGGGCGGATTCTTCAACCGTGCGGGCGGTATGTCAGCATATCAGGGCAGACAGGAAGGAATGAACCCCGACCAACAGTTCAAATACTATGCGGGGTCAGGTCTTATGGAAGTCTTATCCGAGTTGACCTTCCAGAGCGTAGGAGCATTAAGGGCTACATACGGAAAAGGTATGTTCAGCATCGCTGATAAACTCACCACCAAGGCATCCACATCGGGTATCGTAAACAGACTGCTGAATAACACGGAATTGGGTAAGTCGCTGTTTATAAACATGGCGAGACTTGGCGGTAATGCAGTTGAAGAAGGTCTTGAAGAAGTCGAGACAGACCTTGTTGATCCTTTGCTCAAATACTACATCAAGAAGTCCGAAGACCCAAGAGCAGAGTTTGAAGGATGGGACTTAAAGCAGATGGGCTACGACTTCCTTATGGGAGCGACCATGGGCGGAGTCCTTGGCGTAGCGGAAGTGCCGAGCAGAGTCAAGTACGAACTCAATATCGCAAATGACGATGCGTTCAATGACGGTATGGTCACAAGCCTTATAAAACAAGCGTCAGTTCAGGGCAGACAGAGTGACGGTGGCAGACTGATCCCAACTAATGCGGAGTTACTTGCACAGCAGTTGCAACAGCAGATGGATAATAACATCCCTGTTCAGCCCGCACAGATAAGGATGCTTCAGGAAGCCATCGGTCAGTCTATCTCGGAGAACCAGAAGCAGTTAACGAGAAGAATGACTGAAGAGTACGACAAGGCTCAAAAGAGTGGAGACCTCGTACAGATGGAAGGTACTCGTCTGGAGTCACAGGGTATCGATAATGCTTCTGTGAAACTCTATGACGATGCTACCGAGAAGGCGAGACAGGTTTTAGGCGAGGACGCTACACAAGAAGAAGTAGAAGCCGTAGCGGGTGTTACAACAGGACTTGCATCAACTAATGAGATAGATACCGTACTTGTAAAGCCTGAACTGAAAAAGGCTGTAGAGACAATCGTGAACGAAGGTGCTGATGCCGAAAGTGCTGTCAGCATTCCTGTCAACAATGCAGAGGCAAGAGATACTCTTGAAAACCTTACAGCCGTAAAGAGGATAGCAAACAGAAACACTATTCTTAAAGATGTTCAGGCAAAGAATGCGGAGATCATCAAGTCTTCTGTAGACAATATGAGCGAGGGCGGTAAGAACCTCTTTGCAAGCCGTGCTGAATTTGCACAGGATACGATAGGCGGAAACAGAGACAGAAACCTTGAGATTTACCGTGACAGATTTTCAAGACTCTATACGGATGGTAACACCAAGGGAGCAGACTTTGAGACTTCATACAAGAGGATCATCGGCTCACTCGATTCCGAGGCACTCAAGTCCGTATTCACAAAGGACTTTGCAAGGCAGATTTTTGAAGAGGGCAGAAATGCCATCGTTACAGATACCGCCAAGGAGACAGCCAAGAGCAGAGCAGAAGAGTATGCCAACAGAAAAGGCGGTCTTACCTTTGAGAACAACAACGAGAACCTCATATCCTCAAGAGAGAGAGAGGAACTCCAGAAGTTTGCAGAGCGTGTCGGAGTCGAGATAAATGTAGTCAAGACTCTTGCAAAGGACGCAAGTGTCAAGGCTCTTATGAGCAGAACTGGAAAGAAACCCGTTGTAAACGGTAAGTATAAGGACGGTGTCATCACCATTGCATCGGACGCACAGAACAAACTTATAACGGTAGCCAAGCACGAACTCACTCACCATCTCAAGGAAACTTCCCCTGAAATGTACCAGAAGTTAGAGGACTTTGTCTTTGAGAGATGGTATCACGGGAATGCCGAAGAGATGGAAGACGAGATCGCAAGGTACACAAAGTTGTACTCTGGACAGGGTCTTGACCGTGACGGAGTTAGAGAGGAAATCATAGCAGACGCTTCCGAGGCATTCTTCACAGATGAAGGTGCAATACAGGACGCTATCTCATTCAGCGAGAAGTTAGGACGAGCCATCCACGATGGTATCAAGACTATGCTCGATGCGTTCCTTGGATTACAGGACGCAGACAGCAGAAGGATGAGAGGCTATGGCGGATTCTTAAAAGACCTTGGCATCTTACAGGAAGCGGAGAGAATGTGGCTTGAGGCTCTGGAAGACACACAGCAGAGAAAGAGGAATGCGAGAGGCGGTGCTACGGCAGAAGATTATGTAGATGCTTCTACGCAGTACACAACCTCGGACGAGAAACACTCACTCGTGGAAAGCGATGATGAAATAGAGAGACTAAACTCCGAGCCCACACAGAAGTCCTACCGAGCAATGGCTCTTATCGATGGTAAGTTGTATCCGCCCATGGCTACAAGGGTCAAGGATGGAAACGGCAAATGGGTCTTACAGCAAGGTGCTGATATCGGTCAATGGATAAAGTCGGATATAACAACAGACCATAGAATGTTTAACAGCAAAGGTCAGTTTCTGCTGAAGAAGGATAATGGTGGCAGTCCTCTTGAGGTTGCGTATAACCCGTATATCCACTCATCCGATGTAATGCTAAACGATCAGTTTGCATCTGCTCATAAAAGACCGAATATCGTAGTCGTTGAAGGCGAGATACCAAGAAGCGAACTTGAGAACGGCAAGCGGGCAGAACATGATCTTGACGATGGAAGACACATAAAAGCCAAAGACCCTACTGGTACTGTCCAATGGAAAGCGGGAGTTGTTCAAAGCCATCTTACTGGTACAAGAACTGTATTTCTCACTAACCACTTTAAACCCACACGGGTTGTTCCAGACAGCGAGGTGGCGAGAAGCATCCAAAAGATGGTAGCGGGTACTGATGTCGTTATCCCTTATAATGTCGTAACACCAAGCCTTCGCCAAGAGTTACAGAAACTCGGAGTGAAGATGGAACAGAGCAAGCAGAAAGGCTATCAAGTCGATCTTGCCAAGTATTCCGTAACCGATGAAGACTTCATTGTAAAAGATGGCAAGGCAAGGTGGACAGATGAGAGGATAGATGACCTTATAAGGAGATTCGGAGCAAAGGGCGATGAAGAATACAGCAAGGCTTACGCTGTACTGATGAATCCTCGTGATTATTTGAGGCTTACGCTTAAAGACTCCATGTTACAGGAGTGGCTCGAAGACACAAAGAATGTTCCTGAAGAATATAGGGGAATGCCTTACCGTGAAGCAAGGAAGTCCCTTTATGAAAAGTGGAAGAACACAGGCGAATATATTAACAATGAAAACCTACCACTTGACAGGGACGCTTTAAAAGGAGAACCCCTACCACCAAGACTTGAGATAAACTTTTATGAGAAACATGGTGCTAAAGTTCATGGTCATGAGGGTAGGCATAGAATGAGAGCCTTAATGGAAGCGGGCGTTAAGTCCGTTCCCGTAGTCCTTTATGATGGCAAGAAATACGGAAAGACAAACGGAGAAGCCATAGAACTGTTGGCACAAGACTTCGGAGACGGGGCAGTCAACAACGGTGCAACAGTAGAAATCTTCGATGCTATCCCCATCAAGCAGAGCAACCGTGACGAACTGATCCAGAAGTTCGGTGGCGAGGCTGATGTGAAGTTCTCCGTCACAGCCGAAGACCAAGCCTACATGGACGCAGTCAACCGTGGCGACATGGAGACCGCACAGAGGATGGTGGATGAGGAAGCAAAAATAAGGGGTTATGCACTAAAAGCATACCATGGAACAAAATCAGAGCCGTTTAATGTTTTCGATAGAAGTCGGGTCTCCCATGGAAGAATGTACGGTGACGGATTTTACTTCTCCCCCTATGAGGACATTGCGGGCTTATATGGGACGGATATTAGAGAATATTATATAAAAACTGGTGCAGTAACTGGGGACGACCTTGACAACGAAACCCTTGCGATTACGGAATACAAAGACATTGCCGATAAAAAAGAGGCATTAGATTTTTATCGTAGCAAAGTAGAACAATTTAAGAAATATGGACAAGGGATAGAAAGATTTAGACCATCGTCAAAGACCATAAACGGAAAGCATAGAATAACCTATACAACCGTAGGTGTATTCGACAAAGGAAATATTTTAGTTGTAACCGAACCCCAGTACATTAAATCCGCAGACCCTGTAACCTATGACGACAACGGCAATGTGATCCCGCTTTCCGAGAGGTTCAATGAGGGGAATGAGGACATCAGGTATTCCATTTCCGAAGACTCCGATGGAAATAAGCTGTCCGAGGGACAGAGAGAATACTTCAAAGACTCTAAAGTAAGAGATGAGAACGGCAATTTACTTAAAGTGTACCACGGAACAGGTGAAGAGTTTTACGAGTTTAGCAGAGGTCAAATAGGCAGACATGGCTCTTTTGAGGGAGCGGGGTTTAACTTCACACCGTCCGAAGCAAGGGCTACGGGATATGCTTATTCCACAAAAGAGGGGAAAGTTTTAGGTGGATATCTTAATATTACAAATCCTTTGTCAAACGATAAAGTAACATTTACTGCGAACCAGTTGGCAAAGATTATAAGGGATATCGACCCAACGGGTGACGACATTATTGCAAACTACGCTCAAGAAACAAGAGACTATGGCAAACCGTCATTTATAGAAAGAGAATCTTTATACACCGCACGGCAGATGCTTAAATTCCATGACAGCGATGTGGATATCTATTCCGACTTATCTGCTTCGGGTTCAAACCCCGATGCCATAATATCGGCATTTCAGTCGATGGGGTATGATGGTTTAATCCACTATAACCCAGTATGGGGAAACGGGAAATTCGGTGGTGATATCAAAACGCTTATAGCCTTTGATTCAAATCAGTTCAAACTTGCCTCTAACCTTAACCCCACAGAGGATGCGGATATCAGGTATTCATTGTCCTCATCATTTGAGGCGGTGGGATGCGATATCCGTAAAGAGAACGGACTAATAAAGGCATATGATGGCGATGGCAACGAAGTTAAGTCCTTCAAGCCAAGTGACATCAGGCGTTCGCCTCTTGGCAGACTGCTGACATTAGCCGTTGGCAGAAAAATCCTGACGGAAAAAGATGTGAACCAACAGGTAGATTTCCTGTCAAGACTGTATAACATGATTCTTAACACCCAAGACCCCGACCTTATATGGGCGGTCAGCGGTACTATAGGATATGATCCAAAGCACGGAATAGGAAAGAACACCGACTGGTTAAAAGAAGCCAAGAGCAAGTTCGCATCCATAACAGGCAACGCCGATCCGCAGTACAAGACGACTATAGACTTCACGACCATATGTGTTAAGACACAGGCTATCATCGATGCAATGAGTAAAGTCATGATAGACCTCGGCAGAGGACTTACTGAACACGAGATAATCGACATCGTGTATAAAGAGACCGCAATGGCGGGTGAACAAGTCCCTTGCCCAGTATGCTATGTCTTCTCAAGATGGGTAGGTCTTGGCAATCTTTTTGGCAAGATAAAAGAATTCCAACAGGATTATCCAGAAGATATGGACATGACCGAAGTCCGCAAGGAATACGAGCGTATAAAGAAGGAAGCAGACGCACTCGTAAAGGAGCAGACTGGTAAGAAGAGTAGCGGTAAAGCAAGAGAGCAATTATATAAAGAGACCATCGAAAGAAAAGACTTGCTTGATCTTAAAGACCAGATGCCCAACAAAAAACTGACCGAGGCTGAAAAGAAAGAACTGGAAGACCTTAACAGAAGACTTGAAGTTCTGGATCATTGGTCATGGTTAGAGAAGACAAGACTGGCAGACGATTATAAAGCCGTACCCGATGATGTTCTCTTTGACCTTAATGCGGGTAGGACATTTGCCACGGATTATCCCGCTACATGGAGATTCCGTACCACAAGAGGTCCAGCCCTCGGTAAGGCTGTCGCACCGTATAGCCCTTCAAGACTCGGGGACACTATAAGAGGCATTGCATCGCCATCAACACTTGCGAAACTCGGCAACAGCAAGAGGGTATTCCTTAACCCGAACAGCCTTACATCCACGGCACGAAAAGCATATGACAAGGCTATAGCAAACGCCAAGAGACAGAACAGGATGAACGGGCAGAGACTCCAGAGCACATCCGACTTCAGGTTTGAGTACGGGCTCGACTATTTGCTGTCGTTCATAGAATTGGAAGCAATCGGTGCAAAGGCACAGATGTATACCAAAGTTCCCGAGGCTGTCAAGTTCTTGGCTTCGACAGGCACAGAGGTCAACTGCTCTATTATGGCAAAGGGCTCTGGACTCGATGAAAAGGGAAATCTTATTTTCAGCGACATAACTGGTATGGCTTGGGAAGACGCTCTTATGTTAAGCCAGATGTATGATAATGTTCAGCCCATCCTTGTAGCGATAGGTCGAGAACATCTCATAAAGGCGATGGCACATAAGGCAATCACCATGATAATCCCTTATCACGCATCGGGCTCAAGCGAGAGCAGATACCGTTCAATGATGGAAGCCGTTGGCGAAGCGGTAGAAGACAGAACCGACTTTGCCGAATACGAAAACGAGCATGACAGAGATGACGCAACACCCGAGCAGAAACTTTGCAGAAAACTTCGTATGGATATCCTCACAGGAAAGTATGCGAACAAGGAACTCGATACCAAGGAACGCACGGCTCTCAAAAATAATGACATACTCCGTCAGTTATACATCCGTATCTATGGCAAGGATATAAACGGTAACCCCGCAAAGCCTAACAGAAAGTATGTTGAGAACTACGATAAGGACGGCAACGATGCAGACTGCTATGGCGTTTATCTAACCAAGGAACAGGCGGGCGTAATGATGCCTTATGAGTACTGGGATAAGCACAGCACTATAAAGGATGCCGACAAGCAAGGCGAGACCTATATCAAATACTGTGAGAGCCTTGGCATAACTCCTGTGTTCTCTGGATGGGACAGCAAAGGCAAGTATGATGCGGACATGGACTTCTCATCGTACACGGGCTATTGGAAGACCCTCATAGACAGATGTATGTACAACAATGACGGCACATACCACAAACAGCAAGCCGTCAATGTGAGAAATGTAGACCTCGATATGCTCGACTCCGATGAGATGAAGAAGGGCATATTCAAGCCGATGCAGAGCCAAAACGCAGAGATGACTCAAACCATTGCGGAGAGAGCCGAGGCGGTGATTGCACAGGAAGCACAGACATCCAAGTTCTCCGTCTCCGATGACGAAGTCCTTGACCGTTACATCGTAGACAGACAGAAGAGAATCGATGATGGCGAACAGATGAGTTTCTTCGGAAGCCTTAATGAGACTCTTCCGAGCAAGCCGAAGGAGAAACCTATTTCGGAACAGTTCTATGATGATGTTATCAAAGTCATCAATGAGATACGAAAACAGGGTGCATGGTCTGGCAAAGAGATAACACATCTTCTGGATGAGGTCGTTGGTTATCAGGACTTCAAGTTCATCGAGAGACTCAACGACAAGGACGATGATACTGCTGAAACCGATTTCGCCAACTTCCTCACATACTTCACAGATGAGGATATGCTTCGTGGATATAACTGGTATTTCTCAAAGTATAGATATGACAAATACTGGAAGACCGCATTCCGTTCAGGGAAGATGAAGTTCAATAAACTCATCGATAATAGAATCGAAGAGATCAAGGCGGGTAAGGCTCACGGAAGAAGTGCGAATATCGAAAAGAAATACTACACTCCAAAGGAGATGAGAAAACTCTTCAACGACCTGAATACCGACAAAGAACTTAAGGAACTTGGCAAGAAGGTATTCGACTGCATAGAAAAGAATTTCAATGTAAGGTATCAGGGCGTAGCAAACATCAAAGGCTTTAAGCACGGAGAGGGCGGTACTTTAGGACAGGCGGGTGGCAGAACCGTTCACCTTAACATGAAGTATTTCAATTCCGAAGCATACACTGATCAGCAAAAGGCTTCGACACTTCTTCATGAAAGCATTCACTCTGTTACAGTTTATGCGATGAATCTCTATCATGGCGATGACCCTTACACTTTATCCTTTGAGATGAGACAGGCTTGCGAAGCGTTAGACGAGGTGTATGACACTATCAAATATGACAGAGATTTTGCGGGTCAGTACGGGTTAAAGAATGCCAAGGAAATGGTAGCAGAACTTTCAAACCCTGTTTTCAGGTCTAAACTGAAAGCGAAGAACCTCTACGAGAGGATCATGGACAGCATTAAGAGACTGCTTGGCATCAAGACATCCGATGGCAAGATGTCCGCATATACCGCAGTAAACAATGCTCTTGAGACCATACTCAATAACGCAGACGCATATAACTTTGAAAAGTATGCAAGGAGAGTCACCATACAGTCGGACGGCAAATTCTCTGTCTCCGAAGAAGACGAGAACGCACCGACTCCGAAGGAATACCAGTCAACCATTGCGAAACTGGAAGAGAAGGTGGCAGACCTTAAGAGCGAGTTCAAGAGAACAGACCTCAAGACCGCAGACCCGAAGCAGACGAGGATACAGGCGGGCAGACTTCTTAAGAGGCACGACAGCAACCTTGCTATACAGGACGATGTTATAGACGCATTCAGCAAGATACACAGACTGTATAAAGAGAAGGGCTTGGATGCATTTGACGAGGCATCCCAGATAGCATTAGAAACGGCAAAACAAGTTGTGGATGGTATTGCCATTATCCATGACGAAGGCATGGAACAGCAGAAGGAAATAAGAGAGTTCTTAAAGGGCAACGAGATCATCATCTCACCGTATATCGAGAAGAACATGGATGACTTCGCTTCGTTCCGTAAAAAGAACGCTTTCAGGCTGAAACTCAAAAAAGGAGAAGTGAGCAACCTCGACAAGTATATCTATCCGAGACTTCAGGAACTGTTCCCGACTGCTTTCCCCGATGAATATTATAAAGCCAATAATAAAGAGGGCGGGGAAAACACAGATGTTCTTGTGGATATGCTTCGTCACATAGGGGATGTGCTTGATAACCCCATGTATACCGTGGAGACTATTACCGAGTCTACTCCCGAGTGGAAGGAATATGTATCGGATATTGCATCCGACATCATGGAGACCGCATACGGCTTACAGACCAAGAAGACCTTCGCTGATAAGAAGTATCTTGAAAAGCAGAAAGCGGTACAGGAAGCATATAGAAAAGCAAGAGAAGAAGCACTCGCATCCCGAGACAGGGCACTTGCTAAACAGGCGGAGAGATACGAGACAAAAATCTCATACCTTAAGCAGAGAAATAAGGACTTCAAGGAAGAGACAAGAGAGCGTGCCGAAAAGAAGCGTAGGATCGCACAGATAGCGGGTATCCACAAGAGGCTTCTTGAAAAACTGGATAACCCGAAAGATACAAAACATCTTCCTGACGGCTATGCACCTATAGTTTCCAATGTTCTTTCGATGTTCGACTTCACCACCGAAGGCATGGAGAAGTGGGCGGAAAGATACGGAGAACCTTCCAAGAGATACCGCTATTTGGATGAGTTAAGGAAACGGTTGGCGGATATGTCGAAGGAAGACTCCCCTATAGCGGAGAGTGGCTTTGAAATTGATCCTGATGTTATCGAGATCATCGAGGAACTCAAAGCAGATGTGGCTGACACCGACAGGCTTTCCGACTTGGATTCCGCTACCCTTGAAGATATCTACACTCTGTTCAAGGCGTTTGAGCATCAGTTAAACACCTTCAATAAGGCGTTTGACGAGAACAACAGACAGACTGTCATCGAGAACAGGGATAACTTCATAAGCGATGTAAGGGACAAGAAGACGAGGAAGGACAGGCAAGGCACTATAGGATGGCTACAGAGACAACTTGAGACGAACAATACTACACCTGAAGACTTCTTCCATCTCATAGGCGGTACTCCAGAGAAACTGTATAAGAGTATCCGTAAGGGATTCGACAAGCACATACTTAATGTCAAGAGTGCGATGGACTTCATCAAAGCAACGACAGAGGGCAAGGATGTCAAGAAGTGGTCGGAGAATGTAAGGGAATACACTACATCCTTCAACGAGACCATCAAACTGACAGACGCACAACTAATGTCCATATACTGTCTGTCGAAGCGTGAACAGGCACAGCAACATATGTATTCCGAGAATGGTGGTAGCGGTATCGTAGTCGTTCCGCAGAAGGTAGGAAAAGGCTTAAAGGCAGAGACTCTTGACAGATCAAATGTAGTGGTCAACTCCTCGGATATACAGAAATGGATATCACAGTTATCCAAGGAACAGATAGAAGTTGCAGACCGTCTCCAGAGATATCTGTCGGAAGATATGTCAAAACTCGGTAATGAAACTTCACTTAAACTGTACGGATACAAGAAGTTCACAGAGAAGAATTACTTCCCGATACAGTCTTCCAATGACTGGCTGAACTCCAACTTCGACTTCAAGGGAGACTCACCTGTTCTTAAGAACACGGGAATGACCAAGGCTTTGAACAAGCACGCAAGCAACCCCATCGTGATAGACGACATCTTCACGGTAGCAACGAAGCACATATCCACGATGTCGCTGTATAACTCTTTAGTTCCGTCTCTTACCGACTTCCAGAGATTCTGGAACAGTAAGGACAAGGATCATAACACCACGGTGCAGAAAGAGTTTATAAGAGTCTATGGAGAACCCGCATACAAGTATGTCGAGAACTTCATGGGCGACCTGAACGGTGCGTACAAGAGAGGCTTTGAAGTAGAGGGCGTGGACAAACTGATGTCCAAGTACAAACAGGCATCCATCGGTCTCAACTTAAGAGTTCTGTTCCAACAGCCTACAGCCGTAGCAAGAGCGGGTGCTGTGATGAACCCCATATACATCACCAAGGCACTCGGAGCAAGCACTACGACTCTCAAGCAGAACCTGAAGGATATGCGTGAGCATTGCCCGATAGCACTCTGGAAGTCATGGGGCTTCTATAACACAGACCTTGCAAGGGATATGAGAAGCATCATGATGAACGAGAAGACCCTCTCGGATAACTTCAGTAAGGCATACGGTATTGCCGATGACCTTACATGGAGCGTGATCTTCAAGGCTGTAAGGTATGAAGTAGAAGCACAGAACAAGAACCTTGAGGTCGGCTCGGACGAATACTGGGAGAAGGTAAACGAAAGAGCATCCGAAGTGTTCGACAGGACACAGGTAGTTGACTCACCGTTCCACCGTTCACAGAACATGAGAGCGAAGGACAACCTTTCCAAGATGGTCACCGCATTCATGGCAGAACCTACCAAGACATATAATATGCTGAAGACCGAACTTACTCTTGCCAAGAGAGAGATACAGAGCGGGCAGAAAGCACAGGGCGTGAAGAGAGCGACAAGAGTGGTACAGGTATTCGTAACAAACGCTGTCCTTGTATCAGCCTCGTCCGCAGTCATCGATGCTTTAAGAGGCGTAGGCGGTTCTGGTGATGACGACAAGGACAAGAACTGGTTTGAGAGATTCCTTGCTCATTGGTGGACGAACACCAAGGACAACATCAATCCTCTCGGACTCCTTCCAGTATTCAAGGATGTGCAGTCTGTGGTACAGGGATATGATGTGACCCGAATGGATATGCAAGCCATCGGAAGAATGGTCAAGTCGCTCCAGTACATGGGCGAGTACATCAAAGAACCCGAGAACTCAAAGTATACATTCAAGAACGAAGCACATTACCTTCTTCAGCAGTCGGCATACCTTGTGGGCTTACCGCTTGCAAACCTTGAGAGAGATACGAGAGGTGTGGCTCTCTCGATTGCAGAGGCTGTCGGATACGATGATCTCTTCTTTGAGGAAGCGAAGTTCAAGTATCAGGTGAACGACAAGACAAAGTCGATGTGGGCGGATATGTACCTTGATGCCAAGTACAAAGGCAACACGGCTCTTGCGAAGAAGATCAAAGACTACATCACATCTAACGATGCGGTAACAGAAGAGTACATCGAAGAGCGTGAAAAGAAGTACAAGAAGGAGAACAAGTCCGCAAGTCAGGCACAAGCCTATGACAGTAGCATACAGACACTTGAGACATCACCTATCTGGAATACCGCAAGTGAAGACAACAAGGAATACTACACAGGCGTTCTGGAGAACATTTCCGTAGGAATCGAGAACCAGAGCACGGAGTATGTAACCAAACTTGCCAAGAACGGACTGACAAACGAACAGGTAATCCTTTATAAGTTGGCACTCAAGAAGGTGGATAAGCCTAACAAGAACGGAAAACTCGGTGGCACACCGACTAACGCAGAAAAAGAGGATGCGATCCGCTTACTTGAAAGATACTACAATCTTACACAAGCACAGAAGGATATCCTTATGGGCAAGTGATCCTATGGGGGGCTATCAAAAGCCCCCCTACTGTGATAATGTTCAAGCGAAAGGAGAGGGACTATGTCGGAGACAATTACAGTCGCCATCATCTCTGGAGTCTGCGTAGTGGCATCGGCACTTATTACGGGTGCGATATCAAAGAACCAATTCAGTATGGAACTGGACAAGAAGATAGCGGTGATGCAAACGCAGATGGGCGTAATGACAAGCGACATTAAAGAACTTACTGAAGAAGTAAGACAACATAACAGTTTCGGTACACGCATAGCGGTTATCGAAGCACAGATAAGGGAATTAGAAGGAGAGCGTAATGGATAAGGATGTATCCTACATAGCCTTTGAGAGCGTGTGCTCAAGGTTTGAGAGGACGATAAAGAGGCTCTGGATACTTGTAATCATCCTCACGGTACTGTTGGTAGGTACAAACTGTGCTTGGCTGTGGTATGAGAGCCAGTTCCAGTATGTAGAAACATCGGAGACCTACGAAGCAGATGCTACAGATGGCGGTGTTGCCATCGCTAACGGAGACGGGTTGGTAAACAATGGCTAAAGCAAAAGTAACGAAAACTACCAAGACCCGAGTTAAGACAAAGGGCAAAGGTGCTGATTATATCCAATGCAATGTATGCAAAGGTAGCGGTGTAATCAAGAACTGGCACAAGAAGAAAAGCAACTGATGAAGCACGAACTGAATCTCTCACGATCCGAACTGGAGAATCTCATAGACGAGTGGATACTATCGGAGCGTGACAGGAAAATTTTAAAGAGACGGCTCATAGACGGTATCCGCTTTGAGCCACTTGCTGAAGAGTTCGACCTCTCCGTTAGGTATACCAAGACCATTGTCTATAAAGGAGAGGACAGACTCTTTAAACATCTGGAAAGGAGCAGAAGAGATGGCGGAAGCAAGAAACTATGAACAGTACAGGCGAGAAGTCCTCGATAAACTCGGAGTGGAATATTATGACGAGGACATACAGGAGTTTGACAGGTGGAGACTGAAGGTATTAAGTGGTCTCAAAGACCTCTTTACCGAGGAGAACATCATCAGGGCAGTAGAGGAATGGCTTGAGGCACATCCCGAGTACTATGAAGTCAAGACCGAAAACATAGTGGACGAAGCGGTAACAATACCCAAACTGGGGAACGATGTAATCAACAAGATAGAGAATATCCCGCTTGCAAGCGGGACTAAAGTAGGTGGTATCAAGTTTGGAGTGGCGGGAGACCCCCCAAGACCGAGTGCTCGCCTTACTGCGGACTGGACTCCCTCGTATCCTAATGTATCGGATGTGAAGTTTCCGCTTATCAGGGATGATGGAACTGTGAGCCCATACTTCATCCCCGAGGCAACACAGACCGTAAAGGGTGCTATGACGGCAGAGGATAAGACTAAACTGGACGGCATCAAGTTAAAAAATATATACAGAGGCGGTGGTTCACCGTCTAATCCGTTTGTAGGATTAGAACATGACGCACTTTCAGGGGCGAATTATGGCGGTTCGGATTTTACTAACGGGACTGTTACATGGCTTCCGTATTTGGTTCAGGATAGTTCATCAAACGAATACCTGAAGATACCCAAAAGGTTTCTTCCCGAATACAAGCGAGAAGTAATCAAGACCGTAACGAGCGATGAAAACCTTCACAACACCACAAGGGGAGTATACATATGGTTTGACGGAGATGTCATCCCTGATGTAAATGTGTATTATGAGACTACGACGACTGGGGCGGGCGGAAGCACATCTGTTCACGCATTCAAGTATGATATCGTAGAGGTTTATAGGAACATCACCAACGACCATCCTGAATACGGCAGTAATAAAGTCCAACTGTGGATATCCCCGAACCGATTTGACAGCAGTACTCAAATCCAAGCGGGCGGAAGTTTCGTAGTAGAGCATAACGGCAACAAGGCTACGGGCGGGGATATAGTGCACTAAAGGAGAACATTATACCACGAATATAGCACTTTCATATCATTGTGGAAGTGCTTTTTTATGCTTAAATTTAGGGTGTAAGGGGGAATACTTATGGCTTACGAATACTACAATCCCAATCCCATGTCGAGAAATGTTGGTGACTGTTCCGTGAGAGCAATATCCAAAGCACTCGATACCGACTGGGAGACAGCGTACATCGATATTACGATGACGGATACTCAAGAAGGTATTCAAGAGAGGGCTCTTACCGTAGAAGAAGAGACTCCATGGGAAGATACTCAAGAGACGGATATTCAGGTCACGATGAGGACATCACCATGGAACTTCAGGAAATAATGAGAAGTGCTCCTGACGACAGAACGAGACAGAAGATACAGTCTATTCTTGACCGTATGTAAAAAAGAAGAGAGAGCAATTACGCTCTCTCTTTTTCTATTCATCTCTGCTGTCGATGAGTTCCTTCTTGGCGTATGCCATGAACTTGTAGTAGCAAGAGGAGTGCATATCAACTCGGTCTTTCTTCTTGCCGTCTACGGTTACATCGAAACTCATCTTGATGTCGGACGGGTTTATCCTTTTCTTACACAGATCACATATGCATTCTATCATTCGTTTCTCCTTTTCTCCAAATATTATTTCTTCAGGCATTTCCAACGCCTCTGCGATTCGTTTCTTCCAGTTTGGATAGATGCGTTTTCTACCCTTGTAGGCGTTGTATAAATCTTGGCTTGCTATGTTGGTCATACGTGCAAGTCTGTTTGTAGTTATACCTTTTTCTGCGATAATTTGCCTCAATCTTTCATACATCGCTTCTCCTTTCAGTTGTTGCAGATTTTACAACTACTCAGTTCGGGTATTATTTGCCCTTTCTCCTCTCCCACAATAGAAGTTGTCTTCTGGCATCCAAGAATACCATCCGTCTTCCACAAGGCAAGGGCATAAATCGTCTCTATCGGTTGGTTCAACAATGTTAAAGCCATAGTCTGCCCCGTCTGGATCATCCTTTATAGGTCTATGCTTACACTCTCCACATCTTACAAGGTCTATCGTTGGTGTATTGTCCACATAATACTTAATAGCATCAACTCCTAATTTTTTTGCACCTTTAAAAGAGTTCAAAAGCATATCTGCATCAATCAATCTCATCGGTTCTCCTTTCTCCGTATGAGCAGAAACCGTTTTCTCTTGCAAAATAATCATTAGCACAATAATTGTGGTCGCCTCGATAGCATATGCACTCCCCACAAGTTACGATGTCGATTAGTGGGCAATCGTGCCGTTGAGGAATGCCATCGCAGAACAGTTCTTCTCCGTCAACCATACAATGAGTCGAACCGTTCGCCCATAAACACGAAAACTCACATTCGATACACTCTTTCGGCTTCTCCATATTAGGTATTGCTATCATTGGCTAACTCCTTTTTTACGAACACGACTTCCTTGCCTTTGGGTGTGTGAAATATTATTTCGTCAGTATGTTCAAGTTCTGCGTCCGTTATCTTATTCCAATCTTCTTCCGTTAAAGGGTGATTGAGTTGGAACGGACATTCATATTCAAAATCCATTACTCCCATATCATTCCACCTCTTCTACTTCATATTCCCAACCGCCTCCGCTCATAGCATAATCCGATGCAAGTTCAAATGCTTCTTCTTCGCTGTCCGCTTCTATATCGTCATACTCTTCATCGA